ACGTCTTTCTAGCCGGTGGTGACCTTGATGAAATCACCTGCAGAATAGAAAGCCTAGCCGAGTGGGCCAAGTCGCTGGGATGCGACAGCATGACGCTGTATGGCCGCAAGGGGTGGGAACGGGTTTTGGACAGTCACGGGTTTAAGCCTGTGATGGTTGTCTTGGAAAGGGCGATATAATGGGCGGTAGCAGCAAGACTACTTCGGCCAGCACGGTTCCGGCGTGGGTTTCACAGGCCCAGCAGGACGCATTGGCGCGGGCGCAATCGGCATCACACATTGGCAACGTGGGCTACTATGGGCCTGACGTGGCTGCCATGACGCCATCGCAGACGGCGGCTATGCAAGGCACAAACATGGCGGCATCCGCGTTTGGCCAACCGACCGTTGATGTGACTGCGGGCATGCCTACGGCTACAAACTACGGCGGCATGAATGCGTATTCGTCCGGCGCTGGTTACGATGCGGCATTGGCTGAACTAAAAGCGCGGTTCCCCGGACAGTTTGATGCAATCATGGCGCAGTTTGTTAATCCTGTTACTGGCGCTATGCCGGCTGGATATAGCCAAACGCAAATGGGAATGCCTGTGCAGGCCCCCGCTTCGCCTATTCAAGATCGCAGCAGCGGTGGATACACGGGCGGCAATGATAGCTCATCCGCCAAAATAAGTGGGACGGGTTACACAAGTTTCCGCGACATGTTTGACGGCGGCGGACAGGGCCGAAGCGGATCAACATTTTCAGGCGGCTTGCTTTCAGGCAAGGCAAATAAGGCTGGGTTTTCGCCAATGAAGTCGTCGCAAAAATCGACTGTCACTCGTCAGTCTGGGAGATAATCATGGCAGGTTCAGCAAATCCAAGTGGCACAGTTCAACCGGCTTTCGGTGGATACACTCCAGCCCCAACCTCGATGCCGACATTCCCAACGGGCGCAACGCCTGTAACTGCACCGGCCAGCACCGGCGGCCAAATGCCAAACGTCTACAACACGGCCAGTAATCTATACAATCAAGCGGCCGCCGGCCCGAACATTGGCCAATTTATGAACCCCTACACCGGCATGGTGACGGCCACCACGATGCAAGATCTGGAACGTCAGCGTCAGATGCAGATGAACGACATCGGCGCACAGGCCACGCGTGCCAACGCATTCGGCGGATCTCGGCAGGGTGTGGCCGAGGCTTTGACCAACGAAGCCTTCGCCCGGCAGGGGGCTAACACGTTTGCCAACCTGAACCAGCAAGGGTTCAACACGGCGTTGAATGCGGCACAAGGTCAGCAGGGCATACAATCCAATCTGGCCGGACAAGGGTTTGGGTTTGGTCAAGCCATCGGCCAGCAGCAGTGGCAGCAAGGTGAAGCGCAGCGGGCGCAAAACCAAGCCCTGATTGACGCCATCAAGGCGCAATACACTGGCTTTACTGGTTCGCCAAATACCGCAGTAAGCAACTTGTTTAACGTTGCTGGACAAGTCGGCGCTGGTCAGGGAACAACAACCCAAACGCAGAAAAACAATCCTGGCTTGCTGAACATTCTTGGCGCTCTTGCTGGTCTTTAATCTGGGGACGTAAATGGTCGACTACCGCGCAGAGGCTGCAAGGATCGCCCAGAGTTATGGGCTGGACCCAAATATATTTGTCCGGCAAATCCAGCAGGAAAGCGGGTTTAATCCTGAAGCGAAAAGCCCGAAGGGCGCGTTGGGGTTGGCTCAACTTATGCCCGGAACGGCTTTGGATATGGGTGTAATGCGTGTTGATCCCATGCAAAACCTTGAAGGCGGCGCGAAGTACATGCGGATGCTGCTAGATCGCTACAATGGCGACTATCGGCTGGCATTGGCCGCCTACAACGCTGGCATGGGCAATGTGGACAAACACGGTGGCATCCCGCCATTCGCCGAAACGCAAAACTATGTGAGCCGCATTCTTGGATCGCAGCCGGTCAACACACAGCAAGGAGGGCCAGCAGTGGACCAATCAGCACAACAACCGCAGCAAAACGGCATTCTTAGCTATATTACAGATCCCGAAAAGCGTGCCAAGCTTGGGTTGGTCCTAAGCAGCCTTGCATCAACACCGAATGCCGGCGTCCAGCAGATGCTGACCAACAAGATCGCTGGGTTTGAGGACACGCGGACACAGAATAAGACGGCCCAATGGCTGGTATCTAAGGGTCGTGAGGATTTGGCTCAGGCCGTCGCCGGTGGCATGTTGTCGCCGAAGGATGCCATTGCCACCGTGATGCAGGCAGAAGATCCACTGGCAAAACTGCAACTTGAAACGGCGAAAATCACGCTGCAAAAGCTAAAAGCACAATCTGACATGGACCCCAACGTTCAGTCATCTGCTCCGTTGCCAGATCAGTCTGGTGTAATAGCTACGATGCGGGACGGTAGCGTAAAAGTCACCACTATTGGCGGTGAGGTTCTGAGAGGTCAAGCTGCCGTAGATTTCGTGAAAACTGCACAGGAAAGTTATACAGCCAATCAGCGCAGCATTTATGGCGCTCGACGTGAAGGAACGCTTGGCGCTGATGTTGAAATGGGTGGCGAAGCGGCTCGCGCTGTTAGGGAAGGCCAACTGGCTCCAGAAACTGCGGCAGCATACTTCAAACAAGCCGAGACGGTTGCATCTTCGGTTCGCAACATGGATGCAGCTATTCAGGCGCTAAATGAAGGTGCGCAGTCTGGCATCGTTTACGACATGATCCCGAACATTACGGTTGCATCGGCAGAACTGCAAAACGCAAAACAACGGCTTGGCTTGGACGTGATTGGTTCAGTCACGTTTGGCGCTCTATCTGCCGGCGAAATGCAACTCGCAATGGATACTGCAGTCCCGTCTGGACTGCCGCCGGAAGAGTTGAAAACTTGGCTTCGCCGTAAGCGTGACGCGCAAACAAAAATGCTTGCCGCACTTCAAGATGCTGCCATTCACTTTGCATCTGGTGGGTCGCAAGAAGACTATTACCGCAAGATTGGCGCACAGACTGCCGCAGGTACTGGAACTGGCGCTGGAACTGGCGCAGGCGTTGCAACGAGTTCAGATCCACTTGGCATTTTGGGGAACTAAAAGATGGCTGGCATTGACAAAATTCGGCAAAGTTTTCCAGAATACTCGGCTCTCTCAGACGGGGAGTTGGCGTTTTCTATTTGGAACGAGTTTTACAAAGGCAAAATTCCTATGGGAGAATTTGCCAGCCGCGCCGGCATTGACCAAGGCTCGTTTGCTGGAATGGTTGATGCGGCAAAGAAAAGTGGATACGAGCCAACGTCCCGCAGCATTGCAACAGATTATGTTCCAGAAGGGTATAAGGCTCGGTCACTGCTCGGCGGCATCACTATGGGTGCAGGTGATGAGATCGTCGCCGGTGGTGCGGCGCTTGCTGATACATTGTTGGGTCGTAATCCCGAAATGTCACTGGCCGACAAATACCGCAATTATCAAATGCAAGAGCAGGGTAAGATAGATGCGGCACGGCAGAATGAGCCATTGACGACTTACGGATTGGAAATTGGCGGATCTCTCCTAACACCGCTTGGCGCAGCAAAAACATATAAAGAGGCATTGGGACTTGGTGCTGCCTACGGTGGCACAACTGGTTACCTGTCTGCTCGTCCGGGTGAAAGGGCGCAGGGTACTTTCGAAGGAACCCTAGTTGGCGCATTGGCAACGCCTGCTCTCAAATTTGGCTTTGATAAAGTTGCCGCCGGCTTTGCAAGGGTTCTGGACCGCAAGGCACGCGCTGCCGCTGCTGTGGGTGCGCCGGCAATTGAAGCCCTACGCAAAGAGGCTGATGATGCCTACGCGGCGGCACGCGCCAGTGGTGCTGTAATCAATGCGGCAGATTATGAAAACCTTGTTAGCAACATTATTGCACAGGCCACCCAAAAAGGCATGGACCCTGACCTAACGCCTGCCGCTGCAACTGCTGCAAGACGACTGCAAGAAAAGGTAGGCCAGAACGTCGGTATAGATGAACTCTCGTTGCTGCGTGAAAAAGCCGCAATCCCCATGGGGAAGATGACTGAACCAAAAGAGCAGATGCTTGGTTCTGGCATGGTTGGATCAATTGACGATTTTATTGAAAGTTTGACCCCGCAGCAACTGTCATCTGGGACAGCAGATAACGTAGGGGAGCAATTCTCTAACGCCCGCGAATTGTGGGGAAGAATGCGCCGCAGCGAGGCAATCCAAACTGCCATTGACTACGCATCCACATATAAAAGCGGCTTCGAAAATGGCCTGAAACAATACATGTCTACAATGCTTCGAACCCCAAAAAGAATGCGGGGATTTAACGAAGCAGAAGTTAAGCTGATGAAGGAAATCGTAAACGGCACGCCACTCGGTAATGCCGTTTCTCAGCTTGGCAAAATGGGTTTGGCTGTCAGCGGTGGTTCAAGCGGACTTGGCGCAATGACGGGCATGGGCCTTGGATCATCCCTTGGCGCTGGCATCGGTTCAGCAATGGGCATCGGCCCAATGGGCGGCGCTATTGGTGCAGGTGTCGGCGCCGCCACAGCTTTGGCTACCGGGACGATGGCACGACGCATCAGCGAGATGACCATTGAAGGCCGGGCCAAGTTGCTGCAAGCACTGGTGGCATCTGGTCGGGCTAGAGAACTTATGGACACAGATCCAGCGTCATTCCGAATGCTGGCAGAAGCTGCACAACGATTGTCTCAGGGTATGGTTACCGGCTCGCAGGCACAACGTAACGCACCAGAAGGTCGGAGATAACGGACATGGCAGTCAACAACATGAGCGAACCGCAACTTGTCACCGACGTTGAGATCAGCATGATCATGGCCGACTTCAACGGGGAGGCGGAACTTCCCGAAGTTGACACGGCCTTCAAGCCGCTGACCGAAGACGAAATCGGCGCCATTGTCGGCGCGGCGGTTGACGATGCCATCGGCTTTATCGGCAGCGAGATTGCCGAGCGTCGGATGAAGTCGCAACGTTACTTCAACGGTGAAGTCGACATCGGCGAGGAAGAAGGCCGCAGCACGATGGTTGCGACCAAATGCCGGGATACCGTGCGTGCGGTCAAGCCGTCGATCCAGCGCGTGTTTATGACATCAGATCGCCCTGTTGAATTTATCCCGCAGGGGCCGGAAGACGTGGCCTCAATGGAGCAGGCAAGCACATATGCGGCCGCCAAATTCCGCCAGAGCAACGGATTCCAGATCTTGCGCGATGTTACTCACGACGCGTTGGTGAACATCACCGGCTTTACCAAGGCGTACTGGGCAGAATACGATCAGGCCAAGATATTCTCGTTCACCGATCTGGACGACGCGCAATATCAGGCCATCGTGTCTTCGCCGGGTGTTGAAGTTTTGTCGGAAGAAATGCGGCCCGACGATGCCACGATTGAGATCATCCAGCAGCAAGTGGACGCCGGCCAGCAGATGGCACAGCAGGCCGCAGCCGCCGGCCAGCAGATCGACCCGTCGCAACTGCCGCAGATGCCTGACCCATTGCCGCAACTGCACGACGTGCGGATCATCCGCCGCAACCCTCTCGGCAAGATGTGCATTGATACTGTGCCGCCGGAAGATTTCTTCATCGACCGCAACGCTCGCTCTGATACCGATTACTACGTCATCGGCCACCGCACCGAACTTCGGGCCGGCGATGTGATCGCCATGGGCATCGACGAAGACTTGGTGATGGATCTGGACAGCGTCTCTGCCATCGACACCCGCGACGAGGAAGACCAAGAACGCCGTCGGTATCCGATCAACCGCGACGAAACAGAGAATGCCGCCGATCCGGCCATGAAGCAGGTGACGATCACCGAGGCTTACATGCGGATCGACGCCGACGGCACAGGCACGCCGATCCTGCACAAGTTCATCCTCGGCGGCTCGGCCTACAAGATGCTGACCTATGAACCCGTGGACGATCACCCGTTCGCCGGCTGGCACATTGATCCAGAGCCGCACACCTACTTTGGCCGCAGCTTGGTGGAGATCATTGAGCAGGATCAAGACGCGGCAACGGCAATCATCCGTGGCATCCTCGACAACGTCCAGATGACCAACAATCCCCGGATTGAGGCGGTCAAAGGTCAGGTTGAGATCGACGACCTGTTGAACAACGAAATCGGCGGCATCGTGCGGGTCAGTCAACCCGGCATGCTGCGTGATCTGTCGGTTCCGTTCGTCGCTGGCCAAACCCTGCCGGCGCTGCAGTATGTCGACCAGATGGTGGAGATGAAGACAGGCGTCACGCGGGCCAGCATGGGTCTGGATCCTGATGCCTTGCAGTCGACCACCAAGGCAGCCGTGACGGCCACTGTAAGCGCCGCTGCGGGGCAGGTTGAGGTCATGGTGGCCAACCTTGCCTACACCGGCATGCGCCGCCTATTCGGCCAGATCCTGCGCCTGATGGCAACGCATTCGACCAAGGCAGAGATGCTGCGGATCAATGGCAGCTATGTGCCGATGGATCCCCGCGTTTGGGATGCCGATCTGGACTGCGAAGTGAACGTCGGGCTGGGGACGGGCCGCGAGGATCAGAAGACGGCTATGCTTGGCCAGATCCTGCAACTTCAAATGCAGACGATCCAAACCTACGGACCCGCCAATCCGCTGGCCGGGTTGCCCCAGTTGCGCAACACGCTGGCCGACATTACGGCAGTCAACGGCATCCGCAACATTGACCGCTACTTCCTGCCACAGCAGCCTGCGGCAGCCCCACAGCCAGAGCAGGCTGGCCCGCAGCAACCGCAGCAAGGTGATCCGGCACAGGCCATGGTGCAGGCCGAGACGATCAAGGCGCAGGCTAAGATCGCGTCGGACCAGCAGCGCATCCAGCTTGATTTCTACAAGGCAAAGATGGCCGACGACTTGCAGCGTGATCGAATGGTTCAGGACATGGAGATCGCCATGGCACAGATCGCCGGCAAGTACGGCATTGCGATTGACACGGCTGCCATCAAAGCACAGCAGGACGCCACCGTGGCCATGCCAGCAGCACAAGAGCAGGTGCAGCAGATGCAGCAACCTAACATGATGGGTGGCATGTGATGGACGTGACGCAACGCGCACAGCGTGCAAAGGCACTTTTGGAAGATCCCCTTCTCAAAGAGGCTTTTGATGTGTTACAAGATGCACAGATCGCGGTTTTCACCAGTGATGTGTGCAGCCACGAACAACTGACGGAAGCGCATAGGATGGTCCGTGCGTTGAACGCGCTGAGAGTGCAGCTTGCCTCTATCGTGATCGACGGCAAGATGTTCGACCACCGCACAGGGAAAGGGCAGCACCGTGGATAACACGACTGCAAATGACGGAAGCATCGACGCCGTAGCGGCCAGCCTCATTGAGATGCCGGTCGAAAAGGTCGAAGAGGAAGAAACCGTAGAATTGGAGCAGTCCGAAGAGGACCACGCACAAAACCAAGACGACGGTGACGACGCGGAAGCCGAAGAGGTTGAAGCGGATTCGGATGAAGGCACAGACGAAAGCGAAACGGACACCGAAGAGGATGCACCTGCCGTGCAACTGTTCACCGTAAAGGTTGACGGCCGCGACCAGCAGGTTCCCTTGAACGAGTTACTCCGGGGCTATTCGGGACAGGCATACATCCAAAAGGGCATGAAGGAAGTTGCATCGGCTCGCCAAGA